GCACGAGGAAGAAATGGAGGGAGCTAGGCATAAGCCGGTGGCTAAACCACCGACGCCCAAATCTCGGCCGGCACCACCTAAAGTGGCACAACGGTCGGCCAAGAAACCGAAAAAGTCCCCGAAGGAACGATTTTGGAGCTTCCCCAATTCCCTGAAATCTGCAATCCAAGATGTTCGAACACTTCACCGCTCACAACAAGCATCTGGTCAAAGATCTCGATCCGGCTTTCCACAAAGCTGGGACCAAGAAATCGAGCAGACCGTGATTGGTACCTCATGTAGGACCAAATTTTCTAATCTGTTGTTTAGATTAGGTGGATTTGATAGAAAGAGAAAGGAATTTATATCTGCCACTTACTTCAGGTTCGCTGCTGCACTCAGAGCTTCCTTCAAAGGAGCAGGAAAGCTCGATCTGTATCACCCTGAGCAAAGACATGCCAAAGAAGGTCTTCAACAATTGATGGTTTACGTGCTAACCAGCTGCAGTCACCTAGGCAATAGGACCCTAGGTATATCTGTACTCAAGTCATTTGCACTTGAGTCGCAGAAAACCGCTGCCGGCCAACACTTCTCACCACCAAAGCATATTCCCTCCTTTGCTCGGTTCTTCAAGGGTTCACTTGCATCATCCTTCAAATCAGTCAAGAACAGACTAACCTTCGCTAGTTTTGCTCGAGCTCTCCCGTTGCCTGATCAACACACAATTGACAAGGCATTGGAAGACCACAAAGCTAGACTTACAAGAGTAGAAAGCTCCAACCCCCGCTTAAACGGAAGTCTAACCGAATTCATAAGAACAAAAATCCGATTAGGACTGAAACGAAAGATGCTGATTAAGGAACCCACTTTCATCCCGAAGCTGCATATCTCAGCCTGCCTAGAGAGAACCAGGACGCAAGGCGGTAGCTATGGCTACTATCGAGACCGGTTAATGACTCAAGTCCCGACCGGTGTCATCGAGGAAGAGGGCTTCAAACACTCTGGCGACCACTCGCCTGGAGCAATGAAGCAACATGACTACTCCCCTGAATACACCCAGTCACTCATCCTCCAAGCCGCATGGAACGACTACCACGATGACCTCATCCCCAAGGATGTCGGTCAAGTCGAGGTAGTCCGCGAACCTGGATTCAAAGTACGACCGGTAACCAAAAGCCCAGCCTGTTTGGTCACACTGGGCACTCCCATTAATGATCTTCTTATCGAGATCCTCTCTAGACTTGGTCCGAGCCAATCAGCATTCGAAGAGAACATGCCGAAGGCCCTTACCAAAAGGTTCAACAAATCAATGCCAGCCCAACAAGTTGATGCGGAAATCTACTCCGCCGACCTCGTCGCCGCTTCCGACAACATCTCCCACCAAACCGCCTTGGCGGCCTGGAAAGGAGTTGTATTGGGGCTTAGACTTGGCAAGCAAGAGGAGATCCTTGGTACGACCATACTGGGCCCTAAGACCCTGACTTACCCGGACGGATCTACAATCCGAACGAGCTCAGGAATCTTAATGGGGCTACCACTAGTATGGCCGCTACTATCTCTCATCAACATGTGGGCAGCCGAGCACAACAACCCGCTTTCCCAAGACCAATACTCTGTCTGTGGAGACGATCTCATAGCAATTTGGCGACCCATACAAGTCGAAAATTACCAGAGAAATCTCCGCAACTTAGGCATACCTAGAAATCTCTCTAAAGAACTGAGAAATCCCCAGATTGGAGTCTTCTGTGAAGAGCATTTCAAGCTCTCCTGGAAGGACAGAGAAGAACTAGGAAAAATTGAACTCTTTGAGGTGAGGAGAAAGTCCTCGTTCCCTTCGGAACTCAAACATATCTCCAAACCGCGTCTCGCAGCTATCCTGGCACCGCAGACACTCTCAGGTCCAGCGAAGCAACTCACCGAAGTGAGCCAACTCCGAGGAGCCCTAAAGGTCTTCTGGCCTTGTGCACAGGGCTGGCAAAAGAAGGAAATAAAGAACACCCTCTGGTCACTTCACCGCAAGACGTTTGCAAGAATCCTTAACCTAGGAATGGAATTAGGAACACCGATGGTTTTAGGTGGGGCCGAACTACCTTTCGGAAGAATAGGGCCAGAATCCCGTCGGCTTGCACTGGAGACATATGTCACCAAGAGGGTACAAATCAATCCCCGCATGATAACACTGTGGCAGGCGTCCGAGAACCCAGCTTTCCTCAAACATGCCGCCGCCGAAGCAGCAACAATAGTTGAAGAATTATTCCAACAGCATGAGGAGCCTGATGGAATCCCACTCGACCTAGTCTCGTCACAAATCTTAGGCCTCTCACTATCGAGGGAGGCCCTAGACCTACGACATGACAAGCGGTCAGTCCCACTTTACACCATTCTGAAGCAAATTGGCAGATACTCCAAACTACACCGAAAGAAACTCCAACAACTACCGGAGATCGCCTCTCTTCATCTTCCAACAGCGAGTACAGTCCGTAGACTGGCCCACACCGTTGAAATCGGAAAGGTTAACCCCAGAGCCGCCGAGGAAGCAATCGATGAGCTTAGACTCCCATCTCTTTCCCTTGTTTCGGGACAGAGACTCAAACCTAAAGCTCAAGTCCTACCTGTTCACCTCCCTTCATCCGTGATAGGGTTCAAGGTGATAGTTGCGGGTTCG